TGACGAAGCTAACCAAATAACAGAAAAAGCAAAAAACGTTGTGTCAAGTAGAGTGAGATATAAGCTAGACGAATTTAACTTAATACCAAAAATGTTAATGACTTGCAACCCAGCTAAGAACTGGGTATATACTCAATACTACAGACCGTCAAAAGAAGGCACTCAAAAACCTTATAGAAAATTCATACAATCTTTAGTAGATGATAACGAGTACATCTCTAAACACTATAAGACACAATTACAAACGCTTGACGAACTAAGCAAGCAAAGACTATTATTCGGCAACTGGGAATATGACGCAACAAAAGACAATCTTATTGAGTATGACGCAATTCTAAATATGTTTGAACAAAAAGGCGTTGAGGGTGAAAAATACATAAGTTGCGATATTGCACGTTTTGGAAGCGACAAGACGGTTATTATGTACTGGCAAGGGTTACACCTTAAAAAAATAAGAACATTGCTTAAATCGGCTATAAATGACGTTGTAAGCGAAATTAGAGATATACAACAAGCTAATCAAGTTAAATTGACTAATATTATTATTGACGAAGACGGTGTCGGTGGTGGTGCTAAAGATTACTTGCGGTGTAAAGGGTTTGTAAATAACGCACGACCATTAAAAAACGAAAACTATCAGAATCTTAAAACGCAATGCTATTACAAGCTAGCTGATCTGATAAACAAGGGTCAAGTCGGTATTGATTGCAATGACATAACAATTAAGAATCAAATAATAGAAGAGTGCGAACAAGTGAGAATGAAAGACGCTGACAAAGACGGTAAGCTTAAAATAATACCAAAAGAAACTGTTAAAGATATTATAGGTCGTTCACCTGACTTTGCTGACGCTTTAGCAATGAGAATGTTTTACGAAATAGACAGTAGTTTTGGAAAGTATTTTGTGCAATAAAAAAGGGGTGGCACGAAGCCGACCCCCTAACAAGAGAAATGAAAACGTGGCAAATATAAACAAATATTTTAATCTATAAACTAAATTACAAATTTTTATATTATATAATTATGCAAGTCAAAATTAAAAACAAAGGGAAGGTCAAAGAATTTAAGTTAATAAAAAGCTGGGATGATGTAACGCTTAAAAACTGGACTAAACTAATACAGCACAAAACAAACAATAAAAGTAGTGAAGCTTTAACGTTAATTAGCGAACTGTCTAATATACCAAAAGACATAATCAATAAACTAGAGCTTTCAGACGTTGCTACTATAATGGGTCAAATTGGTAAGCTGCAATCTGAAGCTGACACTAATCTTTCTAAGATCGTAGAAATAGATGACAAAAGATACGGCTTCCATCCAGACCTTGACTCCATAACCCTTGGCGAATATGCCGACATAGAAACTTTTATAAAACTTGACGTAGAAAAATATTTGCCAGAAATAATGGCAATTTTATACCGTCCTATTTTAGACGAAAAGAACGGAATTTACACCATTGAAGCTTATGACGGTGAAATAAAATTAAGAACTGAAGAAATGAAAAAGATGTCAGCTCAACAAGTACAAAATGCGTTGGTTTTTTTTTGGAATTTCGGCAAAATATTTGTGAAGACTTTGCAGTCATCTTTGATAACGCAGCTGAAGGAAACGAACGAGCTATTGCAACCCAAAGCTTCAGCGAAAAATGGTCTTGGTTTGGCGTGATGTATAGGTTGACAAATGCAGACATATCAAAATTGAAAACAATTACCGAGCTTAATCTTTTAGAAGCTTTAACTTGGCTAACTTATGAAACAGACTTACAATCACAAAATTCAATAAAATATGGCAATAACCAATAAAAGTTACAATAACGTAATCTACTTTCTTTGTCGTTTGGGTGAATACCACGAACAAATAGAAACGGTGTCAGTCGGTGACATTTTTGATATTGATATGAGCAAAGACACCCTTTTTCCATTAATGCACATAAATCCAGTAAATGTAACGACTGGTGAAAGCGAATTAATCTACAACTTCCAAATCTTTTTAGCCGATCTAGTTTCGGAAAAAGAAAACTGGCAAACTTATCAAGCTGAACAACTTACTAAGCTTATAGACTTTAAAAACAACGAACAAGAAGTATACAACCAACAACTTGCAATAGCAGTAGATATTATATCAATGCTAAGACATAGTACGCAACAATCACTAGCGGGTGTTAATGACATAAATCAAGCAATTTATTATACACAAGATCAATTTACAATAGAACCATTTTCAGAAAGATTTGACAATCTTTTATGTGGTTATGTTTTTAATATTGGTGTTAAAGTAATGAATGACTTTAGTTCTTGTCAAATACCAGTTACGTCACAAGGCGCAGGCTACTAATGTTTAAATTTAGAATATGGAAAATAGAAATACAATTAATACCACCAAAAATAACAATTAAAATATAAATTATGGCAAACTTAACAGTCACGTTGACCGAATCAATCGTTATAAACGGAGCACAAAGAGGTTCAACGAACAATTTAACAGTTGCAGACATTACAGACACTTTTGAAAGGGTTGTGACCTGTCCGCACTCAAACACTACGACAATAGCAACGTTTAACAGCAATGTTTACGGTTCAGCTGGTGCTTTAGACTTAGAAAACTGTAAGTATATAAGAATCACAAACCTAAGCACTTCAGCGGTTATGGACTTAGCAATAGTTACAGAAAACACAAACTATCAAGTCGTAATGACAGCTGGTACTTCACATTTACTTTGTCAAGCAGACACCGCAGCAATTGCGGAAGCTGACACAACGCCAAACTTTCCAACGCTTGAAGACATTACAAGTATACAAGTAAGACCAAGAAGCACCGATGACGTTGACGTTGAAATATTTGTTGCTAGTGTATAATGCAATACCCAGCACTAGAACGATATCTGAAGTCATTTGGACAAGACGTAGTTAGTCAGTCTAAAAGCTTGTTAAAAGCTAATAAAGGTGACACCAAACTTGGCGAATCAATTGACTTTAAAGTAACAAAAGAAAGTGAGGGCTTTTCAGTAAAGTTTTATATGCTTGACTATGGTACGTTCTTAGACAAAGGGGTTTCAGGCAATAAGGTTAAAAGAAACTTTATTAATTACAACTTGCAAAATGAATCGTCACCTTATAGTTATAAATCTAAAGGAGCTCCTATTGATATACTTTCTAAGTGGGTAAAGAAAAAAGGTTTAAAACCTAAAGGGTTCGGACGTGGTCGTGATAAAGCGACAGGTCAGTACGTTTCAGGTCTTGCAATTTACATAAGCAAAAAAATAAGATTGAAAGGAATACCAAGTATAAGCTTCTTTTCAAAGCCTTTCGGTGCTGGTTACAATAAATTAAAAAAAGGTTTGCTTAACGAGTTTACAAAAGACATAAAGACTTATATAACAACATTTACAAAACAAAAATAATATGGCAGCAACAAGCATAACACAAAAACCACTTTACAACCAAATGCCCGTAGGTCAAGAAATGATATGGGTTGTGGAAAATTCTGACGCAGTTCAAAACCAAAAACAAGTAAAATATGGTGTCAATATTCATATAAGTAAAGATTCGATGCCTAGTGTCAATGTAACAACACACTTGGTCGGAACATTTAAAACAACGCCAAATAATGAAGGTGTCGGAATGTTTGATCTGAGAAACGTAGCTGAAAACTATGTTAGTGCAGACAATATGACTCATTTTTTAAATTTTCCAGGATTAGGAGCACAATACAAAGGCACATATTCTAATAACAGGCAACAATTTCCGTTGCACGTTATAGATAAGTATTCACGTTCACCACTAAGCAACGCTTTTTTAGTTTTAGAATTTTTTGTTGAATATTTAGGTGCTACAGACGTAAATGGTTTGTCAGACCCTAATGTTGTAAGAATTGCCGATGGTACTCAAGTGACATCTGAAGAGTATAAACTTTTCAATGGCTACTTAAAATACGATGACAAACAACAAGTCTTTAACAATGACTTTGGTTTTGACTTGACTAATTTTTACCCAACAGCAAGTTTTCCAGTTCAACCAAACAAAAAGTTTTTAACTAACGCACCAGTTGAACAATACGCAAACGTAGAAGACTACGGTACCGTACAATTTTTATTAACTGATGGTGGTGCTGTAGACGGTATTAATGTAGGAAAAATTAAACTTAATTATTACGATTGTGACGGCAACTCAATTGGTAACGAAGAAGTTTTACAAAACACGGTTAATGGTGGTGTCACTGTTGTCATACCTGTAAAAGCTCAAAAACAAAGTGTATTTTTTGGGTGTTTTCCCGGCAACTTACAAAACTGGAGCACAACGTTTCAAGCTTTAGTTTCTAACAGCACAATTTTAGGTGGTAAGATAACTTTTCAAGCTTATAAAGAAGACGCTATTTTTGGTGAATTACCGACAACAAAAATATATACAATTCACGTCAATTGCCCTGAGCAAAAGAATTTTGAACCTATAAGACTTTGTTGGCTTAATCAATGGGGTGCTTGGGATTATTACACATTTACAAAAAAATCAACTAGAACGACAAGTGCAAAAAGCACGACATATCACCAGTTAAGCGGCACTTGGAATGAAAGTAAATATTTTAAACATTCACATAGAGGTGGTAAGAAAAACTTTAGAATGAACGCAACTGAAAGAATAAGAATGAATACAGGTTTTGTGTCAGAAGACAATAACGTAATGTTTGAAGAACTTATTAATAGTCCTGAAGTTTATATGCTTGAAGGTTATCAAACTGACATTGCTTTGCCACTACTTAATCAATATGTGAAGCCAGTGAGATTAACAACGTCAAGCTTTACAAGAAAAACACAAGCGAACGACAATCTTATACAATATACTTTTGAGATCGAAAAATCAAAAACATTAAGAACACAATCTCCGCAAAATTATCAGGGTCAACATAACGTTGTATCACTTTCACCGACTGAAATGTGTGTTAATGGTATCAACTTTACTGGTTTAAGCACCGCACCTTCTTATGACGTTACCACTATAAATGTAGCTAGTGAAATAATGACAAATGCGTACCCTAGCATTCCTAATAGTTGGTATCGTTATCGTACAATTTCTTCAGGCACACCATCTTTACCAACAAATGTTAGTGGAACAGCGGTGTTTTATTCTGTAACAACAGGAACAATGTCGGGTATTTATCAAAGAATGACAAATTTGATAATTGGTAGTTCTTATACTATTACTATTGAAATGTCTAATCAAGGTAGTGGTTCAATGATATTGACTGTTTTAAATAATGATGGTACTTTAAACTCTACTTATACTGATCCAGCAACTGGAGTCTTGCAAATATCAACTACATTTATAGCGACAGAAACAGACAACACATTGTTAATAACGTATTACAATACAGTTAATGACGATGTGTCTATTAGTGGTGCGTCAGTACAGCCAACGGGGGAACTTCCTGGATTTTATGCAAGCGACACTTTAGACGGTCAGCAAATTTTAGACTTATACGAAGACGAAGACATACCAATGACTTTAAGTGTTGATGACTTTAAAAACACCGCAGAAAAAGTACAGTCTTATTCAAAAGCGTTTAAAATCCCTGGCACTAAAAGAAACAATAAAATATTTGACAATATATTTGAAATAACAAGATCTGACAACGGCATAGTGTTCAACCCTTATGTTAAGACTAAAAGTATCTTAAAACAAGATGGGTTTGTTTTGTTTGACGGTTACTTACGATTAATAGACATACAAGACAAAGAGGGTGAAGTTAGTTACAATATAAATTTATATTCTGAAGTAATTGCTTTAGCAGACGTTTTAAAAGACAAAACTTTTAACGACTTTCAATATGGTTTTTCAGAGTTGGCACACGA